CTAATGCATAATATAACTGGTTCTACTGAACTTTCTTCAGTTGGTTTAGCTTCAACCGCTATATCATGGCTATCCTTTATAGATTTAGTAAAGGTTAGTCCATATACTCAAATATCTGTTAACATTTTATCCATAATATGGTTGTCGTTACAAATATATAACTTCGTTAAAACGAAGATTATAAAAAGTAAGAAATGAAACTATCTAATCATTTAGATTTAGGAGAGGTTACTCGTTCAGAGTCCGCAAAGAGAGAAGGTATAATCAATATGCCTACTCCAGAACACTACGAAAACTTAAAGGTAATAGCAGAGAAAGTATTTGAGCCAATCAGGGAACACTTCGGAGTTCCTATTTTTATTTCTAGTGGTTACAGATCAGAAGCTTTGAATGTTTACATAGGTGGAAGCAGGTCATCGGATCATAGTAAGGGCCGTGCACTTGACCTTGATATGGATGGTTCATCTAGCGGAGTTACTAATAAAATGATATTTGAATTTATAAAGGATAGTCTTGATTATGACCAATTAATTTGGGAGTTTGGTAGTAAAGAAAATCCTGATTGGGTTCATGTGGGATACAGGGGCAAAGAGAATAGAAAGCAAACTTTGTTTGCAACAAAGGTAAATGGCAAGACTATTTACGGACTTTACTAACCAAACCAACCAATATGAGCAAAACCAAAAATGTGGGTGTCATAGGCGATACCCATTTTCCTTTCTGCCATCCTAAGTACCTCGACTTTTGTTATGAGGTATTCAACAAGTTTCAATGTACAGAAATAGTCCACATAGGAGATGAAGTGGACAATCATGCGATTAGCTTCCATGAGCATAACCCTAATGGGGAGTCTGCTTCTAAGGAGGCTATTATGGCTATGCAACAATTAAATATTTGGTACAAGCGTTTCCCTAATGTAAAAGTCTGTATAGGTAACCATAGTGCCCTACACAAAAGAAAGGCATTAGCGAACGGATTACCAGAGAGATTCATCAAGTCCTATGAAGATGCTTGGGAAGCTCCTAGAGGCTGGAAATGGAGCTTAGAATGGGAAATAGATGGTGTTCTATATACCCATGGTACAGGATCATCAGGACAAGCAGGTGCAATCAATAGAGCAAGAGATGCAAGACAATCAACTGTAATAGGTCATATTCACTCCTTTGGGGGAGTTTTGTACTCCTCAAGTGATAAGGATATGATATTCGGTATGAATGTGGGTTGTGGCATAGATATTAATGCCTACGCAATGGAGTATTCAAGACCATTTCCTAAACGACCAACACTAGGATGTGGGGTTGTGTTAGATAACGGAAGAATTGCTATATTCGTGCCCATGCCACTAGGAAGCAAGATCGTAAGGCTTCCAAGCAAAAAGTAGGTTAAATCCGTTATAACATAAGTGTATATTTCATTGATAATCAATGATGTGTGCACTTTTTATTTCTATAATAATTAAAGCGTAAATTTGTATGAAGACCAAAGCGGAACTAGAAATCGATGAGTTGATGAAAAAAAGGGATGAGTTAGAAGTAAGATTGAATTTAATAGTTCAAAAGCTTAGGTTAACAATAATTAAACATAGCATATTAAATGTTACTTCAAATAACACAATTAACGGAAGATGATAGCTACGAGTTTGGTGATGGCACAGAGCCATCAGAAGCTTGGATAAATATCCATTTGGTTGAATCCGTTACAGATGATGAAGAGGATAAAGATAAGTGCTATGTGTATATGCAATCACAGGACTACTTCTACATAGATGAGAGCTCAGACTCTTTTATTAAGAGATATCAAGAGGCTTTATACGGAACGGTGTTAACTAGATTCTACGATAAAACAAATAGGCAAACATAAGAAGCTCTCTCATAGTTGGTGGTGTTTTGGTTTCCCCTCAGGTAAAAACTGGGGGGTTTTTAATAAAAAGTCCCATCGTAGAAACGACAGGACTTACCTTTATTTCAAAAAAACACACAAAACTATTTTTGTTTATACTCCTTTATAGCGTAAGTAACTAATGCTACTAAAGTAAGTACATATAAACATCTAGCCATCCAATTCCAAGTAAGAGGGTTAAACTCATTCATAATAAATGCGAATGGTAAATAAACTCCTACGAGCAAAATTAATAAATTAACTACTACATCCTTTGTACTTGCTTTCATAATCATTTGTTAAAATGGTAAATTTTTAGCTGGTTGGCCATCTTTAACCCAAGTGTCAAGCTCGATATAGAAACCTGCTTCACCTGGTGTAGATCCTTTCTTTTCTTTGATAAGGATATTAGCCCAACCATTATTAGTTGCTGCAAAATCATTCATCTTCTTTAAATCATCTGGGCCGAATGATACTTTCTTAAACTCCCCAAATGCCGTTTTCATTGTTTGTGACCTTCCTAGGAAAATCTTTTCTTTACCTGCTGCCATGTTATATATTTTGGTTATTAAATACTACTGTTATTCTTTGGTTCTGCCTTTGCGTTCTGTAAGATTACTTTAAGCTGAGGTCTATGCTTTGTATCTATTGCAAAATCTACTAACACCTGATGCAAAAAATCATAGGTTTCTTGTGTAAACTCATCCTTTGCTTTCTTAACTGTCTTAGGTGCTTTCTCTATCTTGTTTTCTAATTCTATCTTTTTCCATTTTACTTTGTTTTATCGACCTTGGCCTATGTAAGTTTTTGGCCTAGGACTATGTTTATTAAATGATTTCTTTGCTCTACCTCGTTTCCTTGAGCCGAAGCTCACTTTTGATGAACTCCCAGTCTTGACTTTCGCCATCTTGATTATATATTTTAACTATTATTGATTCATCTCTAATCTGCTGACATAACATTGCAGTTCCTCCTGCCATGGCTAACTGCTCTAAAAAAACCATCTGATCCGAAGAGAGTCTGTCACCGATAGCTTTAATCTCGCAGCAAACAAAGTGACCATACTTCTTACTATAACCAATAATGTCAGGAACTCCTTTCCTTCCTATAAATGCTCTACCTCTAACTGCTAGGTTATTATTCCTCCATACTTCATTGCCATTATCCTTTAGATAATCCATCATCATCTTTGTTAAATCACTTGCAGATATGTAGGCCATGTGCCAAAATTACAATATATTATTAATATATTGTTAATACCACCTGATTAGTTCTTCTGTTGGCATCTTAACATACTTGATTCCATCCTTTACTTTTATCTCACCTATTCGCCAGTATCTCCTTGCTTTAACCCTTAAGAACTCTGCTCTTATAAAAACTATTCTATCCCTTAAATCAAGGTTAAATGCAAAAAATTCTGCTCTTGTGTCACTAATGCCACTAGGTTGGCCATCGTTCTCGTACTCAAGTAGGAAATACTTTTTCTTTAGTGCTTCTGTTTGATGAATAACAATGACCTTGGTGCTTTTAGCGAATAGTTTAATAGCTTGGTAAGTACCATCCTTGGCCTTAGCTTCTTCTATCTCAAACTTCCTTCTATTCCTGTATCCTTTGGCCATTTCTTAATTGTTGTTGATTCTCTAATCTCAAAGTAATCTGTATCTTCTAAGTCAGATAACAAGAGGATTTTTAGTACCTGCATATCGCAGTAGTCTAATTCAATCTTATTGTCACCAATCTTAATTAGAAATCCATCTGCTATATCTTTTATAGAACCTGCTTTTTGACCATGCAGATATTCAGTCCATTCGCTATTACGAGAATATAGGCAAGTTCTTTTGCCTTCCTCATACTTTAAGTCGTAATCGTATTCTAACGGATCACCGACATTGTTTGTTACATACACTTGTTTCATTTGTTTATTATTTTAAAGTAAAGAATCTTGAGTCCTTCCCAAGCCAATATTGTTAGTATTATTTTCATAGGTTATTGTAATCTTCAAATTTCATTGTTTCAGGTAAAAATCTTAATGCTATGTTCTTTGTTGATCCGTGGCGATTCTTCTCAACCTTACAAACTACTAAATCGCTAGGAGAATATTCTTTACCACCAATCTCAATAGCTTCTGTCATCTCGTAGTAATGTGGTCGCATAAGCATAATAACTGCATCGGCATCTTGTTCGATAGAACCTGATTCCCTTAAATCAGATAACTGAGGCATCTTATCTCCTCGTTCCTCTACTCTACGAGATAATTGAGATAGGGCGATAATAGGTACTTCCAACTCTTTAGCAAGGGCTTTTAGGCTTCTACTGATGTAGCTAACCTCTTGTTCCCTGTTTTGGTTTGATTTGCCTGTACCACTCATAAGTTGGAGGTAGTCGATAAAGATTACCTTGATTCCATACTTTTGCTTTAAGATGGTGGCTTTTGCTCGGAGTTGGGTTACACTTATACCGCCCATATCTTCAATGTGGATAGGTGAGGTTAGTAACAAGTCATCTGTCTTTAGTAAAACCTTTCTTTGTGTAGCATCCAAAGTATTCATTCTAAGCCATTTTAAGGGCAGTTGTGAGCCGATTGACTCTAACCTTTCAACTAACTGTTCGGAGCTCATTTCGAGGCTAAAAACAGCCAAAGGAACGCTATCTAGACAAGCTAGTTGGTAGATACTAGAAAGCATAAAGGCAGTCTTACCCATCCCTGGCCTTGCAGCTACAATTACTAGGTCAGGCTTAACCCATCCGCATAAGGTATTGTTTAGCTCATTAAAACCTGTGTTAAATCCTAGTAAGCTACCTTTTTGTGCCATGTCACGAGAGTAGTTAATTGACATAATAATATCCTCCATCATCTTCTCGTAGATATTCCCAAACTCTTGTAGCTGAATGAGTTTTTTGGATACCTCAGCCATGAAATCTATGGTATCTTCCTCGCCATTGGTCGCCCCAACCACAAGCTCTCCACCCAGCACCACCAACATCCTACGCTTATAGAGTTCTATTATTAACTCTATATGGGCTTCTAGGTGAGCAGTTGATACCACATCTTTAGTTAACTCAGAAAGGTAGTAGGCATTTACTTGATCCGTTTGTTTAGCATCTACGATGCGTTGGTAGAGTGTAGTAATATCTATTGGGATATTCTTATCGTACATCTCTCTAATCGTTCTGAATACAAGCTTATGCTTATA